CCGCAAATACAAGCCGTTATAAAAAGAGCGGATGATGGCAGTGTTATAGACTTTTCTGGTGGTTCTTGCGCCTTAAAGTTTAGGGCGAAGGATACTACTGCGACTCTATTCACCCTGGCTGCTGCTGATGTCGGAGATAACTTTGAGGACGGCATTGCAGTATTCTCATTCTCAGGCACCCAGCTAAACATTAAGGAAGGTTATTACCAGGGCGAGATTGAGATTACTTATGACAGCGGCAAGGTAGAAACAGTATTTGAGATACTAGAGTTTTACATCCGGGAAGACTTTGCATGATAAAAGCTGCCATAGCGTTTAAGAAAGCCGTAGCCGATATAGGCTTTAAGAAGGCCGTTGCCACCATTAACTTTGGTGACTTCCTTATATTCAGGTTTTTTGCTGACGCTTTGGGGCTGTCTGATGTACAAGCTAAGTCCGTAGGTAAGTCTATTGCCGATTCCCAGGCTGTAACTGACCTGACTGCTATGGGTACCGGGAAGACTGAGTCTGATTCATCTTCTACTGCTGACTCTGCTGCCTTAGGCATAGGCAAGTCGCACAGTGATGCCGGGTCACTAGCTGATCAGATAGATACCCTGGGTATTGGCAAGCTATTGACTGAGTCGCCAAGTGTAGCTGAGAGCATCGACATACAGACAGCATTTAACAGATCGCATACGGATGCGTTTACTGCTGCTGAGTCTATTAGCCTTGAGCCTGGCAAGATATTTGCAGATGCTAGTGCATTTACTGACGATGAATCGGTGACTTTCGGCAAGAGTCTAGCTGATGCCACGGTTATGACAGATTTAGCTGTATTCTCGCCCAGCAAAATACTCTCTGACTCTTCCCTGGTTGCTGAAGACCAGGTAATGGACTTCCACAAGTTTATAGATGAGGTCACTGGTGTCACAGATGATCTGGACGGTGAAGCCACCGCAGATGATGACCAAGAAATGACCTTTGTAAAAGTTCGATCCGACTTGACAACTCTCGTTGATCTATTCGCTTATTCCAGTACTAGGGGTATAAGTGATACAATGGGAGCATCCGATTCTGGTTCGATGCGCGGTCAGGGCTATTGCTCTTTCGATTACTTTGCCGAAGATTATGTCGGCTACACTCAATCCTTTTAACAGGTGATTTATGATTAATGATGACTTAAAACTACGCGGTGATGTTGCGATAGTTCTGAAAGATAAGGACGGCAAGGTTAAAGAAAGCCGTGAAATTAACAACTTGGTAGTAAGTGCAGGTCTGACCTACATTTGCTCTCGCATGGCTGATGCTTCTGCTGGCGTGATGTCTCACATGGCACTGGGTAGCGGTACTACTGCTGCTGCGGCTGGTGATACTGATCTGGAGTCGATTCTAGGCTCTAGGGAAGCGTTAGACAGCACTACAGCTTCTAGCAATACCATTGCTTATGTTTCATCTTTCGAGGCAGGAGAAGGCACTGGTGCGGTTACAGAGGCAGGCATCTTCAATGCTGCTACTTCTGGCACTATGCTTTGCCACGTTATTTTCCCGGTGGTGAACAAGCAAGCTGACGATACTATGTCAGTGACTTGGACTATTACACTTACTGCATCTTAATTAGAAGGGGCTACCTATGTCTACTATTACTACAAGGGCAGGCAAAGGCTCGCCCCTTACTAATAACGAAGTTGATGCGAACTTCACCAATCTCAATACCGATAAGGCCGAGCTATCTGGCGCAACCTTTACAGGTGACGTTGCATCTACTGGGTTTTCTGGTGACATTACTGGCGCGATTCTTTTTCAAGCTAAAGCAGGCGAAGCATTAACTAAAGGCGACCCAGTATATATTTCAGGCATTAGCGGCAATCAAACAGTCGTTAGTAAAGCTGATGCGAATGATGCGAACAAGATGCCATGCTTTGGTATTGTAGATGCAACAGTTTCCATCAATGCTAACTGCTCTGTCGTAACTTTCGGAACATTGTCTAGTTTAGATACGTCTGCTTTTGGTGAAGGTGACGAACTTTATATATCAGACACAGGGACGTTATCAACTACTGCTCCAACTGGGGAAGCATCTCAGCTTCAAAAGATTGCTAAAGTAACGCGCTCTCACGCTTCGTCAGGTTCTATAAAAGTGATGGGTGCAGGACGTACTAACGCAACCCCGAATCTTGATGATGGCAAGTTCTTTCTTGGTAACAGTTCTAATCAATCTGCATCTGCGACATTTAGCACTAGCGTCACTGGCATAGCATTACCGTTATCTGGTGGAGCCATGACAGGCGCTATAACTACCAACTCTACTTTTGATGGGCGTGATGTCGCTACTGACGGAAGTAAGTTAGATGGCATCGAGTCTGGGGCTACCGCAGACCAGACTGCTGCTGAGATTAAAACCGCTTACGAAAGCAATGCAGACACGAATGCGTTTACAGATGCTGACGAGTCTAAGCTAGACGGCATTGAAGCCTCCGCAGATGTCACTGACGCAATTAACGTAGAGGCCGCAGGGGGATTGATGGATAGCGAGTTGACTTCCATTGCCTCCGTAAAGGCTTTGAATCAGGGTGTTGCTACTACTGACAGTCCTACGTTTGCAGGCTTAACAGTCACAGGCGAAATCACAGCCAACGGTGGCATTGCATTGGGTGATGGTGACGTAGCTACGTTTGGAGATTCTGATGACTTATCTATCTTTCACGCAGGAGGCACTACCTACCTTACAAACACCACAGGCTCTTTGGTTTTAAGGACAGATAGTTTTCGCGTGCTTAACACCGCTAACTCAGAGCAAATACTGCATGGTGATGCTAATGGAGCAGTAACAGCTTACTACGACAACTCCGTCAAACTAGCCACCACCTCCACAGGCATAGACGTTACTGGCAGGGCTGTAGTAGGCTCAGGTTCTTTTGATGGCGGTGGTGTGATACATAATTATGGGAGCGATGGTAATAGCCGTTCTTGGTGGACTAAAACAGATACCCACGGTTATGGTGATTTTGCAATACGTCAATCCACAACACAGACTGGCTCTACTTATCAAACTAGACTGTTGATAGACTCATCAGGGAATGTGGGTGTTGGTACTAGTTCGCCTAGCACCAAGTTGCACTTAGGTGGTACTGCGCCTTTAGATTCTATTATTCGTCAAGACTCTACAGTTTCAGGAACAAACTGGGAGATTGGAGAACGAGAAGCAGGTAAGTGGCAAATATTTGAAGACGATTCCGATTCTGTTGTTGCTACGTTTATGTCATCAGGCAATGTGGGTATTGGTAACTCGTCCCCAGTAGAGATGCTGACCATCGGCAGCACTTCAGATACGAATGTCCGCGCACAGTTTTTGAGCAGTACGACAGGTGCTAACACAATACAATTTGGAGACGGTACTGGTGCAAGTGCGTATAGCGGCTATATAAATTACACGCACTCAGATAATGCCTTAGTATTTGCTACAAGCTCTACAGAACGTATGCGCATATCTAGCGCAGGTCATACCATGTTTGCCACTACTGATGATGCGCCCGGTGCTGGCAATACGCAGTCAGGTGTTGCTATTAGAGGTGGCTCAGATAATCGTTCGTTTTTCTCAGCAAGCTCTAATTACGCCATGCACTTGAACAGAAACACAAATGACGGAGAGATTTTATATTTTGCCAAAAACGGCACAGCCGTAGGTAGTATTGGTACTAATGCCGCAACTATGTATGTTTCAGCACCACAAGCAGGGGGCATGAAGTATTCTTACTTAAATTCTACAAACGCTGTGATGCTTCCTGTGACAACAACAGGTGCATATGCTGACGGTCTTCACGACCTTGGTTATTCAGCAGCTCGCTTCAAAGACCTCTACCTATCAGGCGCAATTACAGCAGGAGGAGGAATATCAGCAAGTCCGCTTGTCATGTCTCTTGCAACAAATAACTCAAATTGCGACGTTACGATGCAGTCTGCTAATAGCAGCAGTGTTACAAGACTTAGAAACGGTACAAATGATTTTCAAGTCCACACCAATGGCGCAGAACGCATGCGAATCAATTCAGGCGGGGTTGCTTTATTTGGAACAACTTCTGAAAACGGGCCTGAAGGGATTACGATTAATGGTAATTCCGCTAACACGCCCTACATTTTAATAAACACAGGAGCTAGTGCTAATACTCACGTTTATTTTCGCTATAACAGTGGAACGGTAGGAACAATCACTACAACAACGACATCAACATCCTACAACACCTCTTCAGACCAACGCCTCAAGGAAAACATTGCAGACGCTGATGACGCAGGCAGCAAGATAGACGCTATCCAAGTACGCAAGTATGACTGGAAAGCTGATGGCTCTCACCACGACTACGGCATGATTGCACAGGAGCTACAGGCTGTTGCACCAGAGGCTGTGTCTGGCGATGCTGACTCAGAAGAGATGATGGGTGTGGACTACAGCAAGCTAGTCCCAATGTTAATCAAAGAGATACAATCACTACGCAACCGTGTTGCACAACTAGAGGAATAAAACAATGGCAGTAACTTGGACAATCTCAACACTAGAACGTAACTCATCAGACGATGGCGTTATTGTTGCACACTGGCGCGCATCAGACAGCGAAGTAGTAGGTACTGGTGATGACGCAGTAACACACTCAGGCAGCAGCTATGGCACTTGTGGCTTTACTCCTGACAGTTCTGCTGACGGCTACACAGCCTATGCAGACATCACAGAAGCTCAGGCTATTGGCTGGTGTAAGGACAGCATGGGTGAGGAAGCAGTCACTGGCGTAGAAGATTCTATCGCTGCACAGGTTGCAGACAGCAAAGCTCCTGCGTTAGCTACTGGAACTCCTTGGTAATGATTGCGGAAATCTCAGCAGTTGTAGGTATCCTAAAGGCTCTTAACGATGGCATTGCTACCGTTAAAGAATCTGGGGATCACTTGTCAGGTCTGTCGGGATTGTTTACTAGCCTAACTGACAGCAAGGTAGCTGTAGAGAGCATTGAAGAGGCTACTAAGGCAGGCGATCATGTACTAACACAGGAAGAGGCTCTGGAGCTTGCATGGGCTAAGAACGCCATACGAGAGCAGGAGAAGGAGCTAAAGAAGATAACGCCTAAGCACGTTTGGCGTGACATGCTGATGATCCAGAATAAGTCTTTGCTAGATCACAAGCACAAGCTGGAAAAGATACGGCTGGCTAAACTCAAGAAGCAACGCCAGATAGGTGACGCAGTTAAAAATGTGCTGGTCACTATCGCGGTGCTAAGTATATTTGGCGGCAGTTACTACATGATTATTGGAGGATTCTAGTGGAATATTTACTCGATTTATATGTGCTTGTAACGTCACTGGTTACAATAGCCAGCGTAGTGTGCAATTACACCGATACACCGAAAGACGATGAATTTGTTGCAAAAGCCTACAAGATTTTGGAGCAGTTCGCATTCCTTGGCAATAAAGCCAAACAATAACCTGAAAGGAGATATAGAGATGGGCGAGAAAAAAACAACTCCCATAACTATCGATGACGTTGAATACCAGTACGAAGATATGACCGAACAACAGCAGGCGATGGTAAATCACTGCGCTGATCTGGATCGTAAAATCAAATCCACACAATTTAACCTTGACCAACTTACTGTCGGCAAAGATGCATTTGTCGCTATGCTGACTGGTAGTCTGCAAGCTGAGGACTAAAAATGGCGACTGTCAAAGAAGCCCTGATACGATTAGAAGGCCACGAGAAAGAATGCGCTATCCGTTATCAGAATATTGAAAAGCGTTTAGATGAAGGCTCTCAGCGATTCAGAAAGAGTGAGATGATGCTTTGGGGTATGTATCCCCTGATTATCGGCTTATTCCTGATAGAGAAAAACATACTGTGAGCATTGTCGCTTCACTCATCGGCCCAGTTACGGGCTTACTCGATAAGTTCGTGGAGGACAAAGATCAGAAAGCCCAGCTCGCGCATGAAATCAGCACCCTCTCGGATAAACATGCACAGGAACTTGCACTGGCACAGGTTGCGCTCAACACCGCAGAAGCCAAAGGCAACTGGTTCCAGTCAGGATGGAGACCGGCAACAGGCTGGATCGCGGTCTTGGCTCTTGGAGTAAATTACCTGGTCTCGCCTATTGCTGCTGGGTTCGGCATTGATATACCTCAAGCAGATGGTGGCACACTTATGCCTATACTGATGGGCATGCTTGGGCTAGGTGGCATGCGTACATTTGAGAAGACTAAGAACATACAGGGTAAATAATCATGGCTGAGTATTTCACGGCTAAAGAGCTAACATGCCAATGTGGGTGCGAGGCTATCGAGTTTGACCTGACCTTCCTGGCTACCCTAAATGCTATCCGTGAAGAGTGCGGATTCCCGTTTACGTTATCCTCCGCCTACAGATGCCCTCAGCATCCCATAGAAGCCCGTAAAACGAAGCCTGGGGCGCATTCATCAGGTAAGGCAGTAGATATTGCCTGTTCAGGAGAAAAAGCCTTAGAAGTCATTAGGGTGGCACAAAAGCACGGTATACAGCGTATCGGTATACAGCAGAAAGGTTCTGGTCGGTTTATCCACTTAGATAGCTGCACAGAGAAAGATGGATTCCCTTCCCCGGCTATCTGGTCTTACTAATACAAACAAATATGTTTACTTAACATGTCGATGCTGTATACTTTATTCTCCAACCTAGGAGAATATAATGAAACAATCAGTGAATATAGACGCATTGTCAAACGCACTTTGGTGCGCTCAATCAGAGATGGGCGGCGCAGTAAAAGACTCATCCAATCCTTTCTTTAAGTCCAGCTACGCCGATCTAACGTCCGTAATTAAGGCTATCAAGCAGCCTCTCTCAAATCATGGTTTAAGCTATGTGCAGTTCCCAATCAATGACGGGGATTCTGTAGGCATTTGTACGCGACTCATGCATGTATCTGGGCAGTGGCTTGAGAACGATATAGTCTTTCCGTTGGCTAAGAAAGACAGCCAGGCTTTAGGGTCATTTCTCTCATACATTCGTAGGTACTCCCTGACATCTATCTTCGGCCTTCCGAGTGTAGATGACGATGCGGAATCAGCTATGGTCAGGGGTGATGATAAGAAGCTAATCACCGACGATCAGATCATATCCATCAAGAAATTACTTGATGAGACTGGTACTGATAACGAGAAGTTCTGTAAGTGGCTTAAAGTAAGTTCTGTTGACCACATCTCAGCCATGCACTACGACAGAGCAGTAGCTGCTCTTGAGGCCAAGAAGTGATTATCCTTGATCACGAGCAGGGAACGGAGGAATGGCTTGCGGCCCGTAGAGGTAAGCCATCAGCTAGTATGTTCTCTAAGTTAATTACCATGACTGGTAAGCCCTCGTCTTCTGCGATTGGTTACATCGATGAGCTGGTGGCTGAGGTTATTACCGGGGAGACTGAGCATTTCAGTAACTCTCACACAGAGCGTGGCACTGCGCTTGAGCCAGAGGCTAGAGAATCCTACGAGTTTATTACCGACAATGAGGTGCTAGAGTGCGGCTTTATTGTAGACCCTACGTTCAGCTATGGCTGCTCACCTGATGGCCTGGTAACAGAGAAAGGCCAATCCGTGGGTGGCCTAGAGATCAAATGCCCTGCCGCGAAAACGCAGGCATCGTACTGGAGAGACCCTACATTAGCGGTAAAGAAATACTGGTGTCAGATACAAGGGTGTATGTGGCTTACCGGGAGGGAATGGTGGGATTTATTTACCTATCATCCCAAAATGCCTCACGTTTTAGTCAGAGTTGACCGGGACGATGAG